TTGTATGGGATCCTGCGTGGGGTACTGGAAATTTAACCAGGGATTATAGGTTTGGTGAATTATATTGTTCAACGTTGAATCAATCGGATATTGATACAGCTAACCAGATGGGTTTTAATCCGGAGGGTAATAAATTTCAGTTTGATTTTTTGAATGATGATTATGGTAAACTTCCTGAAGGGTTGAGGGTTGCCATTGAGGGTGGACGTGATATTATTGTATTGATGAACCCCCCATATGCTACGGCGAATGATTTGGGGAATATTAAATCTGAAAAAACATTATCCAAGGAGGGTGTATCAACGACTAAAGTTGGTCAAGAAATGAAGACAATAAAAATGGGTGGGTGTTCGGATCAGCTTTACGCACAATTTTTATATCGTATAATGAATGAATTTAAACTGAATAAAATTTGTTTATTTTCACCCCCATTATATTTAACTGGTTTATCTTATAAAAAATTTAGGGGTATGTTTGATATTAAAAATAAATTTATCACCGGGTTTTTAATGGATTCGAAAAATTTTGCGGATGTGGAGTCTTGGGGGTTATCATTTACTATTTTAGGTTAAAAATAATTATTATATTTAATGAAAAAAAAGTATGTTTAAGTTAGATATTTTAGAGGTTAATAACGATGTTGAAGTTATTAAAGTCGGTGAAAAAACGGTGTATAATACGGATGATAAGGTTAGTTTAAATACTTGGGTTAAGGAAAAATCCAGAAATGATGTTCAATTTCCCAATTTTAAGTCGGCTTTAAGTGTTGGTGAAAAAGAACGTAAATTCGATCCAAAATCATTTGGTTTTTTGGTTAGTAATGGCAATAGTATTGAGAAAAATATATCCAATTGTTATGTTATTCCTGGACCACCAAATAATAATAAGGCGGGTACTATTATATATGAATCTAATTTTATTAAATGTATGATGGTGTTATCGTCGTCGATATTGATAAAAGGTGGTTGGGTTAATTTTAAGGATGAGTATCTTAAACCAAATGAAGATGGTGTTAATTTCACTCAATTTGGGTATGATTCAATTGTTTTATCCATTTTTTCTAATAAATTAGGTCAATCATCATTAAGACAGGTTGAGTATAAGGATAAGTTGTGGGATATTAAGAATGAATTCTTTTGGTTATCTGTTGAACATATGAAGAAATTGGGTGATGACAATGGTTTTGACGAGTTATATAATGATTCAAGGACGGATGTTAACCGATTTGTTTATAAGAAGTTATATGGTGAAGAAAAGGTGTGTGACAAGTTATCTGTTGATGCTAGATTGGTATTGGATAAGGCGAATGAACTTGTTAATAAGTCAATTAATATGCGAAGGTTGATGGCTAATGAACAGAATCATCTTCATTGTTGGGACGCTGGTTATTCCCAGTTGAAGTTGGTGTGGAAGGAGTATTTTTCGGATGACTTCAAGGAATTTAGGACGTTGTATAAGAATCTGGAGGATCGTATGCGACCATTGGTGTATGAATTAGGATTTTTGTTGAAATAAAATAATTAACCCCATTCTAAAATAGTTTGGGGTTTTTTTATTCTTTATAAAAAACGTTATGATTATATATTTATGGTTATGGCGTATGGGTACACTATAGGTATAAATTTTCCATTTAGGGATTCTATTGATGGGAAGTATTTGGATTTATCGTTGGATAACAACGAGGAGATTAGGTCCAATTTAATTCATTTAATTTTAACCAGGAAGGGTAGTAGGTATTATTTACCCGATTTTGGTACTAGGTTATATGAATATTTATTTGAACCGATGGATGGCCCCACCTTTTCGGATATTGAGTCTGAGATTCGTGATTCTGTTGGGGAGTATATTCCGGGTATTACTATCACTAATGTGTCTATTAAACCTGCGGCTGAGGATATGGATGGGAATTATGTTAATGGTGAACAAGACCGTGAGGTTAATGTATCTGGTTTGGGGCAATTGGAACATACTGCTAGGGTTAGGATTGACTATATTGTCAATGAAGGGGCGTTTAACGCGAGTGATTTTATCATATTAAATATTTAATTATAATGGCAAACAAGAAGATATCATATACAACCAGGGATTTTCAATCAATAAGGGCTGAATTAATAAATTTCACTAGGACTTATTATCCTGAGTTATTGGACAATTTCAATGATGCGTCCATATTTTCGGTAATGTTGGATTTGAACGCTGCGGTTGCTGACAATTTACAATTTAATATTGATCGTAGTATTCAGGAGACGGTATTACAATATGCTCAACAACCATCATCCATTTATAATATTGCTAGGACTTATGGTCTTAAGATTCCGGGACAGCGACCATCTGTAGCGTTGGTAGATTTTTCCATTACAGTTCCCGCGTTTGGTGATAAGGAGGATTTAAGGTATTGTGGTATATTAAGACGTGGATCACAGGTATTGGGTGCTGGACAGGTATTTGAGAATGTTAATGATATTGATTTTTCATCACCATTAAATGCTGAAGGGTTTCCTAATAGGTTAAAAGTCCCCAATTTTGATGCGAATGGTACGTTGATTAATTATACCATAACTAAACGAGAAACGGTGGTTAATGGGTTAACGAAGGTGTTTAAGAGAGTTATTAATACTTCAGATGTTAGACCATTTTTTGAAATGTTTTTGCCCGAACAAAATGTTTTGGGTATTACCAGTGTATTATTAAAGGATGGTACGCAATATAGTAATGTTCCTTCCGCTCAGGAGTTTTTGGGTGCTGACAATCGTTGGTATGAAGTGAAGGCATTGGCTGAAGATAGGGTGTTTATTGAAGATCCTACTAAAGTATCGGATAAACCTGGTATTAAGGTTGGAAAATATATAAATACTAACAATAAATTCATTACTGAATATACACCCCAAGGATTTATGAAGATAACTTTTGGTGGTGGTAGTCAATCGGCGGATGAACAATTAAAGGAGTTTGCTCGTAATGGGTTTAAATTGGATTTGAATAAGTATTCTAATAATTTCGCGTTGGGTAGTGTGTTAAAACCTAATTCAACGTTGTTTATACAATATAGAGTTGGTGGTGGTACGACAAGTAATGTTGGCGTTAATGTTATCACACAAGTTGGTACTGTGTCATTTTTTGTTAATGGACCATCGGAGAATATAAATAATTCGGTTGTTAATTCATTAAGTTGTAATAACGTGACGGCGGCTATTGGTGGTGCTGGAGCTCCGACAATGGAGGAGGTTAGGAATTTGGTTGGTTTTAACTTTTCTGCTCAAAATAGGGCGGTTACCGTTAATGATTATGATTCAATATTAAGGACTATGCCATCACAATTTGGTGCTCCGGCGAAGGTGTCTATAACGGAGGAAAATAATAAGATAAAGATTAGGATGTTATCATATGATGAATCTGGTAATTTATCTGAAACTAACTCCAATACGTTGATGAGTAATGTTGCCAATTATTTATCCAATTATCGTATGATGAATGACTATATATCTGTTGAATCGGCGAATGTTATTAATTTGGGGTTCAATATTGATGTTGTCTTGGATAATAGTCAAAACCAGGGGGTTGTGATATCACAAATTATTAGTTTAATATCAACTTATTTTGATTCAACAAATCGTCAGATGGGACAAAATGTATTTATTTCAGATATTAGACGTGATATTCAAAATCAAAATGGTGTTATAAGTATATCGGATATAAAGGTATTTAATAAGATTGGGGGTCAGTATTCGTCTTCTCAAACTTCTCAACGATATGTTGATAATGATACTAAAGAAATTGAACTTATTGATGATACAATATTTGCTGAACCGACGCAAATATATCAAATAAGATACCCAAATAAGGATATCAATATTCGTGTTAAAAATTTATCTACAGTTAATTTTGGTTGATAATTTATTTTGATAAAATATGACCTATTATTAAAAATAGCGGTATTGCTATTTATAAAAAAAGGTAAATTATGTCAAATTCTTATAGAATAAGAACAACTGTAGGTAAAGATACATCCATTAAAGTAAATATAGAACAAGATTTTGAATATCTTGAAATTTTATCCTTAAAAGTATTACAGAGTGAAGTTTATACAAGACAATGTTCAGATTATGGTGTTGTCGTTGGTAGGGTTAGTGTTAATAATGGATTTGGTTTACCAAATGCCAAGGTATCTATATTTATTCCATTAACTGAAGAAGATTCATTAAATCCGATTATTTCTGAATTATATCCATATAAAACATTGTCAGATGTTAATGAAGAAGGTTATAGGTATAATTTATTACCTTATACACAACAACACTCTAATCACACACCAACTGGTACATTTTTTGAAAAAAGTGATATATTATTAGAACCTTATATAATTGAGGTTTTTGATAAGTATTATAAGTATACGACAACAACTAATGATAGTGGGGATTTCATGTTATTTGGGGTGCCTATTGGTCAACAGACGTTGTTTGTTGATTTAGATTTATCAGATATTGGTGAATTTTCGTTAACACCCCAAGATTTAATTCGTATGGGGTTGGCCACCAAGGATCAGGTCGGTAAACTTAAATTTAAGTCATCCACCAATTTGGATTCATTACCACAACTAATAACGTTTAATAGAAATATTGAGGTAGAACCATTTTGGGGTCAACCGGATATATGTTCATTGGGGATTACTAGGACGGATTTTGATTTATCAAAAGAGGCCGCGATAGAAATTAAACCTACTTCGTTGTTTATGGGGTCAATCTTTAGTACCCCAGATGACCAGGTGGTTAAGAGAAATGGTAAAGTTGCTAAAAAGTTAGGTGAATTATGTAGTTTGATAACTGGACCAGGTGAAATAAAGGCGATCAGACAAACGATAAACCTTGATGACTTGGGTAGACCTATATTGGAGTATTTTGAGTTAGATGAAGGGGGTCAAGTTATTGATGAGAATGGTACTTGGTTGATTAATTTACCTATGAACTTGGATTATGTTACAACGGATGAATATGGTAATCGTATAATATCATATAATCCCCAGGTTGGAGTACCGACTAGGGGTAAATATCGTTTTAAGATTAAGTGGAATCAAGCACCAACATTGGAGGGTGGTGTTAAACGTGGTTATTTTTTGGTTCCAAACATTCGTGAATATGGTTGGGGTTCATCTAGTAGTCCTAGTGAACCGATTGGTGAAAATTTATTTGATTTTAAGACTTCGTATGCGTTTTCATTGGATTGGAATGATTATGGTTATACTGGTTTAACTACTGCGTCAACTTATTATACTACGGGGTTAAAACATATTGAGGATGCGATTAATTGTGAAGATAAATTTTATGATTTTACATATAACAAGGTATATACGGTGTCTGAGTTAATTAGTCAGTATAGGGTTAATATGAATAAAAGTAGGTATATTGGTATTAAAGATATTCTAAACACTGAATGCGAGAGCGAGAACAACAAATTCCCTTCCAATGATGGTCAGTTTAGGGATAATGTTATTTTCACGTTGTTTAGGATAATATTATTTTTGATGGTACCAGTTATGATTAATGTTGTTGCGTTATTACATATTTTAGCTTTTGTTGTTACGGTAATATTGGGACCATTAACGTTATTGTTATCAGGGTTTTTCTTATATTTGGGATATAAAGAACTACAATCGGCGGTTGCTGCGTATTTATCTAATCCACCGAACTTGGTTTTAGTTAAAATTTATTTACAGAAGATGGGTAAATATTTTTTAACTTCTGTATCAATTGGTGGATTATATTTTGCTTTACAACCGATTAAAAAATATTTTAAGAATTTCAAAATACCTAATTATACATTTCCCGATTGTGATTTTTGTGAATGTGCTCCATTGGGTTCGCAAGATTTGGCAGCATTGGAAGCTAGTCAAAACACTAGTAGTAAGGGTACTCAAGCACCAAATGAAATACCTGTTAATAATAATGGTACGTCATTGTTAACACCATTGTATTTGAGTATGAATTATAGTGGTACTAGTGTTGATGGTGCTGGTGGTGGTGCTTTGGGTGGTATTTTTGCTGGTCAACCGATTCCTAGTGAAGGTGCTATTGGTACTGGTGTGAGTACTACAATAAGTGGTATTTCGGCAGGTCAAGACCCACTATCACTTAAAGCTTGTAAATGCGACGCAGATGGTACGACACAATTAAATGAATTTTTGGAAATTCAATATGAAGATGATGATGACTCAACACCGAGAACAATATATTGGGGAACATTTTCAACGGATTTACCATTACCTGAACGTATTAATTTATTTAATGTTAAGGCTAAGTATTTTAATAATACAGTTCCAAACAGTGGGTTTAATGCGTCGGCTGAAGGTGGTAGAGGTGTTAATCAAATAAAGGTTAGGTTTGCGACAGACTTAAATCCAGACCCCTCGGTGTATCATTTAGATAATGTTATCATGTTGTTTATTAATGCCGAAGTTGGTACTAATTTTAGTCCAGGTAAACTTGTGTCATTTCAAGATAATAGACTATCTACCGATATAAACTTTACTGGTTCAACACAAAATCAATATGGTACTTTTTCAATCACTGGTAGCCCTATTTTATTTAGTGCTACACCGACACCAGTTAATGTTGAATGGGCTAATCCTGATGGTATTAGTGGTAATAAAACGACAACATATAATTTAACAGGTAAAACCGAAGATACACTATATCAGAAGTTTGCGATGGATGTTGAGTATTTCCAGGTGATAACTAGTATGCCGTATAGTGAATATGACCAAAAAGCGGTTGGTACAACATTACAGAATTCGTTGAAATCCCGTTATTTGGATAATAATATGTATACACTTAAAGTTAGTAGGGTTAATCCAAGTGGTAAAATACCAGATGGTTCTAAATTGGATTGTAATACGATGCGTTATAGGGTGTACAATCCGTTAAAAGAATTCACTGATTTTCAAAAACAATATGTTGTATTTTTAGTTAGAGGTGTTGACCCCCATTCTAGTAGGGTTACTTGTGAATATGATTTAAGTAAATTATTCGGGTATGATACATTTGGTAATGTTAAAGTTAGTGGTCAGTATAAATTAAACATTCCAATTCAAGGTAAACCATTAAATGTTAAACATAAAGGTGATAATCATACTATTGATACTTATTCAGGTGTTAGGTTGTATCATAAATCATTTCATTTTTTACCGGGTACTCAAATGAATACTTTTACAACTACATTAACTCAATATTATTCAGGGTTAGATAAAGATATTCCAACAAATGGTGGTTCAGATTTTGATTTAGGTGTTAGAGTTGATAAAGATTATGGTACAACTAATATATTAAATCCAAGATCGTATCCTTCAAAAATAGATACTAATGAATATATAAATAGGTGGACTGAACGTAGTGGTGACCCTAATGATGATAATGAACAATGGTATCCACCGTCAACTTATAATAATACTAATCTTAATAAACCTTGTTATTATTTACGTGAACATATTGAGGGTGGTACGTACTTAAGAATGAGTAGAGTTCGTATTGGTGAACATGGCAATTGTTTTTGTGATGCGGGGGCTGAAGCTGGGAGATCTTGTGTGAGAACGGAGTATGCTTGTCCTAAAATCACGGATACGTTTACAATAAACAAGACTAATAACGTTAATGATAATTATATTGTTATGCGTTCGGATCGTTTACCATTATCAACTTTTGATTATCAACCAAATCCCCAATCTGATAGTTATAGACCGCTACATGCTAATGTTGGTTTTGAGGTGTTTGTTTTGGATGATACTGGTTTAACTGCTGAGATTACTGTGTCTTCGGGTGTTGGTTCAAATGGTGATGGTAAATTGGATGGTGTGTTGAGTACTTTACAATGTGATGAATTATTACCTTTAGGGTGTTATGAATCGGTGTATGATTCATCTAAAGGTGTTTATAAATTTGAAAAGAAAAAAGGTCAAGCATTTTATGATTGTCAGACCGTGTTTAAAAAATCTATAATGGAGAAGGGTTGTTATGTATTGGTAACTACTCCAATATTGAGTATTGTTAGGGATTTTCAATATATTAACGAATGGAGGACTAGGATGTTAATTAATTTTGCTGCTTGTCAAAATGTGTTCTCCCATGTTTTCACTAATAACTGGGTTAATGGTACGTTATTTGCGTTCCCATTCTCTAATATTCGTAGGTTTGATGATAAAAACAAACCTTTTAATTTATATGATTATAAATTAATTTATTTGGATAATGATTCAAATAACTTTTATTATCGTTCGACACCATATACTAATGATGGTAAATTTGTTGGTCAAAAGATTGATAAATATGATGGTAATGAATTTTTATTAAATTATCCGACAACACTTATGGATTTAGGTCCAAAGAATGTTTTTACACAAGAAGTCGCTAAGGATGATACTTTTGATGGGTATATTGTTAATAAATTAGGTTCAACAACATTTAATGATGTGTCCGATTTATTGAATTTATTTATATTAAACAGAATCACTAGTTCAGGATTCTTAAATTCTGTTGCGAGTGCGAACATAAATACGTATTTTAGTCGTGCCAATAGTTTTATTGATGGTGATTACGCTCAAATGAATGCGATAAATTCGGAATTTGGTGTTATACCATTTGATTCAGATGAATATCTTGATAACACAATTTATACCAACCCTAATGATGATAGTGTTATAGGTGTATTTTTTAGTTCAATAACTGAAAATAGGGATTTTATATCACCAAAAAGAAATTTATTTTCTCAAAATGGTAATATCACGAATAATGCTTGTTATTCATATTTCCCTGTTAAAACACAAGAAGTTCCATTTTATCAATGGTCAATTAAACAGGGTGATCCGGATACAATATTTGGTCAAGATGAAAACGAATGGTATACTAAAGGTATTAATGGTCAGGTTTTCTTTAGTTATAAGTATCAACAATTGGATCGTTTGAAAAATGATTCAAGATATTTTAGAACAAATGGTTCAAGTTTAACAAAAGACTTCAAGGGGTATATTTATTCTATAGATAACAATGGTAATCATAATACTAATGTTAATAGTTGGGATAAGAATAATCCTGAAGAACGAGCGATTTTAACTGGTGCTCCGTTTTATTTCTATTTTGGGTTAAAACGAGGAAAAACTGCGTTTGACCGTTTTAGTAGGGAATGGTTGGATTTTGAAAATATTGAAGAATAATGGGTTATAATGATGAAAATACGATAGTTTTAGGGTCTTTAAGGTATAAATCAGCGTCAAATATTGATTCATCCTTAAAGATACCTTTTATTCAATCTTATAAGGAGAATGTTGAATATGATCGTACTATTGATGTTAATCTAGCTCAATTATATGATGATGAACGTCAATCATCAACGATATTTAGACCAACTGCCAAGATTGCGTTATATTTTAAGAATTCATATGTTGGTAAAACGAAATACACCCCATTTGCTAATTCGTTATATTATGTAAATCTTAATGAATTAATTAATAATGTTTGTACATTAAATGTTGGTAGTGTTGAGTATAGTGGATATCCCTCCAATTACGAGTTTGATTTCATGCGAACGGATTTTGAGGTTAGTGGGTATACACAAGTTGATGAATTAAATAATACACATGTTGATTTTGTACAACGTAGTGCTACGACGTATAATTGGGGTGTTTATTTAAGTTATGGGTACGACAATGATTATGAACAACTTATGGAGGGTTTTGATGTTGTTAGTCAACAAATATTAAACTGGAAGGTATCGGATGGTATACCATTTGTTATTAGTCGTAATATAATTGGTCAGATATCTTTTAGGTGTTTAGTTAATCATGGGTTAAGTGTTGGTGAATATGTTAAATTAAATTTTAATTATAATGGACAAGATATCTTTGAGATATCGTCATTGGGTGATGGGTTTTATAATTCGGATTTAAACATTTTTAATATTAAGGATGTTGGTTTTACTGGGACAACATTTGATAAGAATGTTGTTGGTACGTTTAAAAGGGTGTTAGATATTAATAAACCTGAAGATACTATATCAACTTATTATGTTCGTCGCAACAAGATACTAACTAACGAATCTGATGCTGTTTTGGGTAAAGTTGCGTTTGAACAAACGATATATAATAAGAAAAAACAATTTAATAGGTCATCATATACACCCAATAAACAATCGATTGTTGCGTATAAGGAGGATAATTTAGTTTATTCTTTATCTTTTGATAAAGATATTGATATTAATGGTTTGGTGGATAATCAAAAAAGACCTATAACTGAATTATTTTATACTATAATTTGGAAGGGGTATTTTGGTTGGACTATGGGGTTAGGACCAATGAAGAAGGGTTATTCGTTTAATATTCAACCATCAACGAGTATTGGTAATGTACCATCATCATGGTGGAATGTTGATAATATTAGTTCAAATACTAATTTGGGTATTTTAACATATACTAAACCTGGGGTTAGTAAACCTTTTAGTTATGTAAAGCCACTAGTTATTGGTGATATTGTTGATGGTGATTATTGTGAATGGAATGTTTATGAACAGAAGGAACGAGTAGTATCGTCAATG